GGCCACCTCCAGTTGATGTATAAGTTGTTCCTCCAACTACTATACTACTATTTCCACCTTTAGAACCATTAGAGTTTCCTCCACTTCCACCGCTACCTACGGTGACAGCTCCTGAAGATCCTCTTTCGACTTCTGTGCTTGAAAATTGACGAAAGCCTCCGCCTCCACCCCCGCCACCTTGGCCTGGGTTTCCGGAAGCACCACCTCCGCCACCACCAACTACAAGATAATCAATTATTAAAGGTCCTAAAGCTCCTCCAGATCCAAATCCTAAAACTTGATATCCAAAGTTTTTACCTTTTCTATTTTGTATAGTTTTTGTGTTCTTACTAGCTGTAAGTTTAGGGTCTATTCTTTTCATACTCTATTCCTATTATGCGTCGTTAGCAGCGTCAGTAGTAAAGAATAATTTAATACCTAATAGTTTTGCATCTGCTGTTAAACTATCTGCTGACACATCTCTTGAAATTTGAAAAAATACTTCATCTCCTGCTGCAGGTGATCCTGCAATAGTCACTGCTCCACTTTCAGCAGCTACTGCTAAATCGTTTGCTGTTCCACTCATAGCTTTTGCAGTTGCAACAACTTGTGTTCCAAAAGCTGTGTTGCAAGAATCATCATCAGAAATAGCTACACCAGATAAACCCCATGCTGTTGTTCCTGTGTTTGTAGTATCTGCTGTAAAGAAAGCTTGAAAAGTTACTGTACCTTCATTCCATGATTTAGGAAATGCTACAGCAAACTGTGCAAACTCGTCTGCATCTTTGTCAAAATCTAAAGTTTTAATTTCTGGACCATTTGCTAACTCAACTTGTGCTAAATCTGCACAACCATTTGTAGAGTTAGGGTACATAGCAACTGCTGGAACCCAAATAGTTTCCTTACCTGCTACTTTTACTGCTGAACCACCAGCTTGAACAACACCAGTTCCATTTGGTGCAATGTTAATATTTCCATCTGCTCCATCAGTAATTGTAATTGATCCTGAACTAGTTCCACTGTTTGTATTTAAAACTAGGTCAGTTGCTCCACCTGTTGTTACTGTAAGTGTACCTGCTCCATTTGAAGTTAAAGTAGCTGCTGCACCACTGTCTCCAACTTTTACAGTGTCACCTGCAAGAACAACATCTCCAGTTCCTTTTGGAGTTATGTTAATATCTATATTTGAATCATCACCTGTAGATGAAAGAGTTGGTCCCGCACCTGTTGCAGCGTTAGCAACTGTAAATTCATTTACTGCAGAACTTGTAGCTGTAAGTAAAGCTAATTCATTTCCGTTAGTATCTAAAATAGATGTACCAATTTTTGGTGAAGTTAAAGTTTTATTAGTTAAAGTTTCAGTTCCAGTAAGTGTTACATCACCAGCTGGTAAAGTATCTATATCTGGATTAGTTCCATCATTTCCAGTTGCAAATACAAGAGCATCGCCTTTGTTTCCTGCTGCAAAAGTAAAACTATCTCCTGATCCAGAAGCATATTTAAATTGTACAGTGTGTGATCCAGATGTTGAATTTCTTAAAAAATAAAAAGTTTGTACATCTAGTGGAATTGTTACGATCTGATTTCCTGAAATAGTTCCTGTAAACTCAATCATTCTGTGAGATAAAGTTGCTCCAGTTGATCCGTCAGAAACTGATAAAGCTGTAGTTTGTGCACCACCAGCTATTGATTGTGTTGTATAGCCACCTGAAATTTGTTCGATAATTTGTAAATTCGTATTAGTTTTTGTTCCCCATGTACCGGCGTTTTCACCAGTTGCCTGAAGTTCTATCCCTAGGGGTGTATAAGTTGATGCCATATTTTTTCTCCTAAACTTATGCTGCTACGTCTGTATACGATGTATTTGAACCTGTGTCAATAGCTTGATATGCTTGAATACCAAAACCTGAAGAAGTTCCAAATTCAGCAACAGAAGCAGTAGCTGATTGTCCTGTTAATCCCATGACATCTGAAGGTGATAAAGAACCAACAGAAGAAGTCATGGATACTCCTGTTAATCCCATTACATCTGCTGGTGCTAATGCTCCGACAGAAACAGTTGCAGAAACTCCTGTTGGTACAACAATAGGGTTTGATGAAACAGTTGCATCACCAAGACTTACTGTTGCAGATACTCCTGTTAATCCCATTACATCTGCTGGAGTTAACGCTCCGACAGAAACAGTTGCAGAAACTCCTGTTAGTCCCATTACATCTGCTGCAGATAATGTTCCTACTGCAGAAGTTGCAGAAACTCCAGTTAGCGTTTGTGTTATATCTCCAATAATGTCAGGAGCTCCAACACTTGCTGTCGCAGATACTCCGGTTAATCCTATTATGTCTCCAACTGTTGGTGAACCAACACTTGCAGTTGCTTGTTGACCATCAAGTAATATAGTTCCCTGAATACCCCAAGCGTTAGCATTCCAAGCTTGTCTTCCCCAACCTGAATTTATTTCCGCTGATACGGTTACAGAACCAACTGCAGAAGTTGCAGAGACTCCACTCATATCTACAACTACAGTTAAAGCACTCTCTCCCCAGTTTTCAAAACCCCAAGTATCAGATCCCCATCCTTGTTCAGGAAAAACATCTGGTGCTCCAACACTTGCTGTCGCAGATACTCCGGTTAAAGAAGCTAAAGCTACACCAGACTGCCATGAGTTTGCATTCCAAGTATTATTACCCCATGTACTTGTGCCTATAAAAACAGAACCGCCCATTAAAGAGTGATTTGAACAATAATAATATAAATTATCAGGAGCGTCAGAAGCTACTTCAATTTGAGTATAAGCTCCTGCACTTCCAGGTGTTCCATTAGTTGTAACTCCCGTAGTATATTCGCTTCCTCCAGAATGAGTTCCGTTGAATGTAGTTGAAAGTCTTAAAGGATGAGATGAGTTTGAAGAATCAGATTGATCAAATTTATATGTTCCAGTTTTTGAAAAGAAAAGAGTGTCTTGTCTTACACCATCAATAAAATATTTATTACCATCATCTGTACTTACTACGGTAACTGTAAATGTCGTAGTAGACATAAGAGTTTACCTCCTATGCTATTCTTATGATTGCGTTAGTTGCGTCTGCTGTTGGGAATTGAATTGTGAAAGTTCCACTTGTTACAGTTTTATCAGAACCAAATGCAATTACTGCACATGCTGGATCACCTGAAGCAGAGTCATTGTAAATTAAAGCACCATTAGCTGTGAATGTAGCATCTGTATAACTAACATCTGCAAAATCACAAACTGCTGTTGTGCTTGATGCTACAGGAGTAACACTTGTAAGAGTTGCTCCAGCTGCTGTGTAAGCAGTTCCAGATGTATTTGAAATTTCGTTTGTTGCGCTGTAAGCTGTTGTAGAAGCTCCTAAAGTTGCAGAACTTGTATATAAAGCTATTTTGAATGTGTTTCCTGTTGTAGCTGTAAAATTGTGAACTCCTTTTAAAAGTTCAACTTTAAAACTTGTACATACTGCCGATGTTATTGCCATAATTTTTCTCCTATGGGTTTGCCGAGGTTACTGGTATTCTAACTGCGCCGTCTGTGTAGTCGTCTCTTCGTCTTCTACCAACTTGCTCATTAGCAAACTTTTGTACCTCTTGTTTATACTTATTTTCGTATAGTGTCAACATATCAATTGGACCTTTTAAAAATCCATATGCCTCTGATAGACAACAATATAATAGTCCATTTGGAAAGTTTAGACTAATATAATTCGTATCATTATTTTCTAATAAAGCCGGTGCAGCATTGTAGTGAACTCTAAATTTGTATGTTGTATCAGGGACAGGAGCAAACATCATTCTTCCAGATGTTGTGTCAGACTCACCAGTTCCACCACCAAACATAGCATAATATTTAGGTTGGCCCCTTTTAGTTGATGCTGTTGAAGATACATATTCTTGTAAATAAGTTATGTCTTTTTTTTCTAACCAAACATTAGGTCCTGTAATTTCTGATGTAGAATCATAGACTTGGATACCTCTTATAAAGACAGCTCCTGCTGGAGCATTAATAGTTTCTTGTCCTGTCACCAAATTACCTGATTGTTGCTTTCTATCAGCATCAATTGGTACATCTCTAAAAATTCTATATTGTGCATTTAATATTATATTTTCTAAAACAGAGTCTGATAAAACATTAGAATCTGTTTCGGTATAACTTCTAATTTGTGTTTTTAATCCTGATGCACTTAATCCAGCCATTATGCTACTCCTGCTAATTCTCTACATTTAGGACAACGGTGTTTATATTTATTGTGTTCATCACAAAAATTTTTTTTAACTTCTTCATACAAAGTAAGATGTGGGTCCTGTTTTTCAGGTTTAAATATATTTTTTATCCAATTCCAAATTTTATTTATCATGCTTCTATTGTTATGGGTCCTATTGAACAACCATAACCTCCTCCTTTTATATTACCACTTGTAGCAGTATCTGAATTAACTGTAAAGAAGAAGAAATTTGAAACAAAATAATCAGATGTACCTCTTCCTGGATTTCCGTCTCCTGTATCGGGAATATATTTTCCTGTTGTAACAGCATATCCTGAACCTTGACCTATTTGTGCACCTGTTATCCCATCAAAATTAGGAATTGTTGCGTAAGCAAAAACAGGATTACTTGCTGTGCCTGTTCCTGGTGAAATTGTTGGGGGTCCTCTAAATAAATATGTTGTTCCATTTGTTAAACCGTGTCCAGGTGAAAATACATTTATAATTCCTGATCCTGCAGCATATGTTTCAAAACCATCTTGTGCTATCATTACAGTTGTAATTGGTTCTGTTCTATCTGGTCTTACTTGTAATAATGCAATACCATCTCCACCTGCTGGTTTTGGTTCTAATTGAGGTTGTTTTGGTTCAAACTCTGTGTAGTGAACAAATGAACCATTCCATTCTCTAACCATTTCTCTATATGGAAACTCCATACCAGACCTGTCTGATATTGCTTTTGCATGTTTTCCTGTTGCATACTTTGACATTATGTTCCTGGGTAATAAGCTTTTGGTGTTATATGTGTACTTGAAGCTGAACCATCTTCTGCAAGTGCTCTTTGTAATTCGTCTTCATAATATAATTTCATTTGTTGAGCTAGTTGTGGTGCATATTTTTGTGATAAATAAAAAGCAAGTCCAGCTGTCATACAAGGTACAAATCTAAATGGTACATCTGTTGCATTTGTATAATCACCCACATCTTGTATTCTTTTTATATAATAAAAATGTAGGTCTTTAGATGCATTTGTAGAATCTGGTGTTGGGTAAACATGTATTCTAACTTTATCAATAAATCTTTCTACCCAATATTGATTAGGTGTACCTTGTGAAAGTTTATTAGAAAAACCTGCATAAGTAGATCTATCTACTTTTGTCATCGGTGAGTCTGATTGAGTAGTTTGAGTTCTATTATTTCTTAATTGTGCTTCAAGAACATCGGACATGCCATAGATTCCATTAGTAGGTGTAGTCGTTGCAGAAGTTCCATCACTACTAGCTCTAAAAAAATCATAGTCTGACTGACCTTGAATTAAATCAAGATTAGTTTCGTCTATTTCCCAATAGTGAATACCTCTATTACCCCATTCTTGAAATAGAATATTAAGAGATCTTCTAGCAGATTTTAATTGATAACCCGCTACAGAATTTAGTCCAATACGTTCAAAAGCATCTTCTATTATCTCTTCAATAGAAAAAGTTTTGTCGAACGTTGTAGTTCCCGAAGTAGTATTAGCCATTTAAAATCCTATTCGTAAACTTTAATCCACTCACAAACAACTGTTCCGGTATCTCCTGCTGTACAAGCTGGTAAAACTATGTTTACATCTCCAGTATAACCACTAGCTTTAGTGTTTTTTAAACCACCAAAATCAGAGTAATCATATTCCATTTCACCATTTAAACTTTGAAATACAACATCAGTCGTTGCATCCCATTGCATACGTAATGCATCTGCTGGTGCAGTTACTGAAACGTTACAACTAACTTTATTTAATCTTACAGTTAGGCAACTTTTTCCTGCTGGGCTTTTTGTTAATTCAGAAACATCAACAATTTTAGTTGTGCTCCCTGAATTATCAGAAACTACGTTGTAGTGTGTGATTAGTTTTTTTGCTCCGTCAAATACAGTTGTATTTAATACTGTGTCTGCCATGTTTTTGTCCTCCTTTTAAAGGACGCCTGCATTACCAGGCGCCCCGAGTTAATTTATTACGCGTCTGCGAATGGTGTTACTATTGTACCTGATCCAATTAATAAAGAATTATGAACCATGTATGTAGCAGTATCAATCGCTGTGAAAGATACTACACTACCAACGATTCCACCTTTTGTAGAACCATTCATAGTAATAACATCGTTAGATGCACCTGGTACGAAAGCTTTTTTCGAACCATCGTCAACACCAATCATGATAGCACCTTTAAATTTATCAGTACCATCAGTTAAGATGTCCATATCAGTTGCAGCTGTTTCAACAAAAAATGT